TCTTTTAGATATGAAGCCATTAAAGTCTGTAGCCTATAAGAAGCCGTCTCTTGCGTTCGCTGTTTACGAGCTGCTGATGAATCCTCAAGGGCTAACCGCCTTAAAGCTCTGTCTTCTGCCTCGCCAATACGATCCAAACGCTTATCTTCTCTATCTAGGCTCTGCTCATTAATAGCGTTCATTGCTAGACCTGCATCCTTAAGACCACCTGCTGTGTCTCCTTTGGCGATACCTGCGCCCAAGGCCATGAGAGCCATAGAGAATGCCTGTTTTTTATCACCTTCAAGGCCGAACAAATTGCCTAGCCCAGAAGCTCCAGAAGTTATTCTGTTTTGATTAACATTAGCATCAATATCCGATTGAGAGCTTTTGTCTCTGGCTCTCTTTATAGTTTCTTCAGCAGATTTTACAACAACATCGCCACTAACCTCTGCATCAACTTTAGGTTTAATAACGGCAGGGTCAGTTTGTGGAGTAGCGTTTATGTTTGCTTCTACAGGATCGTCACCCGCAAAAGCAGAGGCGGCTGAAGAAAACTTGTCAGAAAGGCTAGGATATCTAAAACCTTTATCTACCGAATCTTGCCCTGTCATTCCTCTGTAGATGTTTTGAATGCCTTCAGTTACAGGGGCTATAGCATTATATGCCGCATCGTAGGGAACATTAAGTACCCGATTAATCTGAGATACTTGAGGGCCAACAAACTGACCAACATCATAAGAAGACGGAAGGTTTTTAGAGTTAAGAAAATCTCCCACTTCCCTTCCGCTAGGTAACTTGTCTCCTGCCGCAAACACAGACCTTAGCAGGCCTTTAGCTGAGTCCTCTCCCCTGTCAAGTAAGCCTCCAAGACCTCTCTCCGTTGATGTTTCTGCTTCTGCTTTTGGCGTATAGCCACTTAATATTGCTGACTCGGCATCTACAAGCCTAGATTCAGGAGAGTTCATGTTTAAAAGGTTATTAATGTAGTTGCTTTCGGGCATCTCTCGCCTACCTAGCATTTCGCTAAGGCTCATTTCTTTACTAACCACTTCTGGCATATTAATGCTAACTGGTTCAACATAGCCATCAGCCGGTGGATCGCCTACTGTAGCTGAATTGAGGCTTGCGGAATTGCTATCCTCTATTACTGCATTAGAGAATTCGTTACCTAAATTCTGGCTAAGGTTTAATCTTGTGTCAGTGGTTCCCGAAAAATTAGGATAAATTTCAGAAAAAGCCTGAGATAATGGCGATTTTATATTATCAAAAATGTCTAATATTGATGAGGTTTCACCACCTCTTGGAGATTGACTAGAAACTAAACTTAAAACGTCTTCCTTGCTAAAGCCTCGGCCTTTAAGATTAGAAAATAGAGAAAGCATTTGATCTTGTGGGGTCATACCGCCTCTCTGCATACGAACAACACCACCACCCGCATACTTACGCATAAACGGAGTCATTCCCCCGCCATATGCTTGCATGGGCATAGGCTGTCCCTGCATGGGCATAGGCTGACCTTGCATCATCTGAGGGGGCTGTATAGAACCAATCCCTGCTTGGGTTATTTGATCTGCTATAGTGCCTTGAGGCTGTTGCTGATCAGAGCCTTGAAACTTCTTACGCATGTCGGTTCTGCGTTGAATTTCAGACACAACTAAAAACTGAGGAACATTCCCAGAGGGTCGCTTGGCTTCTTCTTGTAGTCTACGGTCATCAAGTCCCTTGATGAGGTCTTCTTGCTCTAATATATTCATTAGCTTATCACTAACCTCTTAATTTAGTTAACCCATTGCGTTGTAGAGACCTACACCACCAATACCTGCACCAAGTGCTTGAGAATAAGGACTTGCACCTGCGCCAAAACTTGCTGTTGTGCTTCCTGCGGTAATCGGCACTCCTTGTAACATGTTGCTAAGAAGACCAAGCTGCTCGCGGCCAAACGACTGTTGACGCAAGAAGTCTTCATAGCCCAAGTCCATACTACGTTGATCCATGCCTCTTTGATTCTGACCTGCCGCTTGCAGGTTACGAAGCCTTTCTATGCCCATCTTCTGGCTTTGACCGCCAAGCTGACCTAGCATCTCAGAAGACCTTAGCATCTGATCTCTGTTCGCTCTGTCTGAATCGATACCCTGCATACCTAGATTTGCTCTATTGAGCATGTTCTGGTTGTTGGTGTCTCTTGCTTGCATTCTAGCCACATTCTGAGCCTGATTAACTTTTTCTTGAATCTCTTGAGCAGACAGTTTAAGCCTAGCACCTTCTTGTTGCGCTCTCTGGTTAGCTTCAAACACCGCCCGATCTTCTTGTTGTTGAGCCATTCTAAGCTGTTCGTTCTGACCAAAGTTAGCCTGTCTAAATTTCTCTTGAGCTTGCCTAGCGGCATCGTCCATTTGTTGTGCAGTCATTCCCATAGAAGCAGCTTGCTGTCTCGCTTGCTCTCCCGCTTGGAATGCTTGAACATCCATCTGTTGTTGAGATTGACGGTTTTGCTCTGTTGTACCAAACGCACCTTGGCGTAACTGCTCTGCCTTCTGCATGGATGCATCACCCGCTACACCTTGCTGTAAACCCACCTGCGAAGCTGAAAGCCTAGCCGCACGATCAGCCTCAAAAGCCTGTTGCGCTTGAGCAAAGGATGCTTGATCGCCTCTAGACTGTATATCTCCTAACTGTTGCTGAAGATTCCTGTCTTGCTCGGCAAGCATGATAGCTTCTCTGTACCCGCCTAAGCCTCCAGACTGTGCCGCTTGCGATGCAATTTGATTTTCTTGAATGTCAGCCGCTCTTTGCACTTCTCGCTTCTCAACGTCAGTAACAAGTTGCTGATAAGGGTTCATGTAGTCTTGAATTACGCCTGTGTCAGCAAGTGTTCCTGCCTCAAAGGATGGCCCTGTATTGAACTGCCCGCCATACAAGTTGTTTAGGTCTCTAGCGGAGTAATTCTGATTTATATCTCCCGCAAAATATCCCGGATCAAAGTTACCTGCTTGATATTCATTATCTCGTTGCCCCGCCTGATAACTTTGGCCCATGTTTCCTGCGTCATACCCTGAGTCTATATCACCCGCAAAATATTCTGAGCCTTGACGATTTGGTCGGTACTGGTTAAAAATTGAACCTGCTTGATTTGGGTTCTGTGCGCCAACCTGAGAAGCAATGTAGGAGGCTTGATTGAACTGCTCAGGGTCACCCTGCATAGCCATATCAGCCATGCCCTGCATTCCCGCATTCTCATAGTCATTAAAGTCGGCTATACGTTGGCCGGGATATCCTTCATACCCACGCTCACTCTCGTATGTAGCCCGACCTAGCAGGCTCTCATAGAACGGTCTTGCGTACTCTGGGAGGTTGGTTGTTGTCTGCTCAACCTGCTGTGTGCCGCTGCTTCCACCACCTTTACTCATTTATCAATCCTCTTCTCATACACTACATAAGATTGCTTGAAATCATCTTGATCAAGCCATTTCCAGAACCCTTGCCTTGCAGTGGCCTCTATTCCATTACACCCTGTCTCTTCAGCAAAAGAGTTAAATCGTTCTAGCATTTCCCACACCCAATCATTAAATCTATCGCCACCCAAAAACTGGATAGCAAGCATCTTTTTGCTTGGGTAATTAACTATTTCAGTAGTACCTACGCCATCAATGTTTTTATCTTCATCAAAAGAGAGCCAGAGTTGTTGTTGCCCACTGGCAATAACGTCAAATAGAACCTCCATAGTCCACCGACCATTTGATCTGACAACAGCGCGTTCTAGCTGTTTTTCAACGTCAGGCCAAAGCGCGTTTAAATAATTTGTAGGGGCTATGGTTATAGTATGAGTAATTTTTCTGGGAGCCTTCTTGCTTTTAACTCTAGGCTCTCTAGATATATCTCTCATAGAGGCATTTTCTTTTCTGGCTGTAGTCTTCATGCAGGTAAAACTCCTCCAGTTCGCATTGGTGCAGGTTGCGTAGTAGTTCCAGTTCGGGTCTGCCTTACTCTATCGAGCATTCCATCTAACTCTTGTACTCCACCATCAGTGCTTCCATCTCCTAAACCAGACACAACATCAGCAGGAACGATGTATTCTCCGGGGCTTACAGCTACTGGTTGTTCAGTACCAATCATACCATTAACCATGTCATCCATGCCTCCCCCTTGACCCCTTATTACGCCCTCAGTTTGAGCGTTAGGGACTACAGATTGGAGTGCTTTTTCGCGTAGCATTTCAAATGCTTCTTGCCCGAACTCACTGATAAACATGTTAATGATAATGTCGGCTTCTTCTTGCGAAACCTTACCCAAGACGGCAGATATTGTTTGTTCAACTAATTGAATTTCAGGGTTTGGCGTTACTCCCCCTTCTTGGAAGTTATAAGTTTTAGGATCAGGCTGAGGAAATCCCATTTCCGCCCCTAGACCTGAAGCAGGCATTTCTTGCGGAGGCATTACAGGGCGATTATCAACCTGTGGAGGCTGACCTTGACTGGATAGCTGCATAATCATCTGCATTACAGCTTCCTCTCCGTAGATACCAGTTGCCTTCCTAAGCTGTTCTACTAGAGCAGGAGGTAGCTTTTCAGCAGTGATCCCTTGAGCAAAAGCATTAGCAACTTGACTTGCAACACCCATGACCTCCTGCTCAGTCATCATCTGCATACCGCCACCATCCATGCTTAACTCGCCTTGCATCCGCATTTCAGGGCCGTAGCCATTGGCTGAGGGCATAGCCGTAGGAGCCATCTGCTGTGCATTTGGGTCGATGCTTGTGATACCGCCTTCAGCAAAGTTACTTTGTTCTCTTTCAGCTATTCTTTTATCTTTCATTCTCTGAATAATTCTTCCGTCTAAGGCTTTTATAGATTCTGGATTTTCAAAGTTTACAGAATAAATTTCGGTGGCAAGACCATCTAAACGCTCACGGCCTGTTGCTTCATACCATGCCCCTTCTATTTGCTGCTGTAAATCCGAAAGCTCTCTATTGCTTTTAGCTTTGCTTAACTGACTTAAAGACCTATCTAAAGCTTCGTTTACGTTTAATTGATTTGTGCTTACATGATGCCAATCACTAGAAATATGGTCGCTAGGGCGGATACCCTCTATTTCTGTAATACCGCCTTCAGCAAAATTTAAACCTCCTACGCCTGCCATTGAAGATCGAATTCCCCCAAGACCATATATAGGCACAAGAGGCTCTTCTGTTCCAATCAAATCTATTGCTGATTTTGCGCTATCTCGTGAAGACTGAGCCTCCCTTGCAAGACTTGCTATGCCTGTTGCGGCTTGAGGGTTTGCAATGCTGTCCATGTCAGCAGGAGTAAATATTGGCGTAGCTGTAGCTGTTGAATTAGCTATTGATGCCAACTGATCAGGCATTACATATGGCTCAATGCTAGACTGGCTTGGGGTTCCGTTGGCATTGTAAGGGTTCACACCGCCCTTGTTTGGCATCATCCCTATTTGGGAATCTACGCCTGTCGATGGGTTGATACTGGGTTCTACTTCAGGTTCCTCAACTGGAGGAACAGGTATTCCTGCTTCTTCTGGCGTTTGCCTGAAGTAGTTAATCTCTCCTGTGAAACCTGCTCTTGGGTCTCTTCCTTGAGCAACTAATGCATCTGCTTCTTTTTGTAATTGATCGGCAGTGACAACATTTGCAGGGCGTAAAGTTCGTTGAGTTTCTCCCGGTTTTTCGGGGTTCCCACGACCTGTTAAGTATTCTGACAAGCCGCCAGTAAACATACCTACAGTTTGAACACCATTCATCTGACGAGCATACTCATTAGGGTCTATAGATACTAGACCACCACCTGCATAGCCAGAGTATCCGTAGTCTTGTTTTGCTAGGTCAATAGATGCATCTCGTACAGCAGTGGAGCGATCAAGGGTAGCTTGTTTGTCTGCCTTCATCTTGTTAACTGCGTCTCGAAAATCATCTTTAGCCATGTCTTCGCCCCTCATTCCTTCGCCTACAGCGATAGGAAGTAAGGATTTAGGAGTCATTAACTCTTTTCCAAAGTTTCCTGCAAACTCCATTGGATTTTCAGTTATATTCTTAAATATGTCTTTTCCTGCCTGACGTTCTAATCTGTCAACAACACCCTTCTTGTACGCAACAGAGCCTTGACTTCCCGTGACGGATGGCCCTGCTACAGGGGCAGGGCTAAAGTTTGTTAGTGCGTTGGCGGTAGGAGACATGTTTACAGCGTCAGTGCTAAATGGGTCAACAGTAGGGGCAGGCCCCCTTAACATGTTAAATCTAGAAGCAGCTTCCGCATCACCTAAATTCATTAATTCTGACGATGCTTTCACACCTCCTTCAGCACCCGCTAGGTCTGCACTTGCTGTAGCAAGTTCTGGGTTCATAAGATTAGAAGCACCCTGTACAGCACTACCTATACCATAGCCTGAAATACCCGCCATCAAGCCTTGCTTGATGTCACCAGTAACGGCTGTTGTTGCAAGACCAGAGCCTATAGCTCCTGCGGCTAAAGAACTAAGACCTCCTGCACCAACTAATCCTGCGGCTGTCCCTGTAAGGGCGGCACTACCCGCCAAGCTTCCAAGTAATGGAGCTAAGAAGGGCAGAAACGCTTCTGGTTGGCCTGTCATGGGGTTTCTAGTTAGAGACCCTGTGGGGGATAGAGATGCTAACCCCTGAACTTCAACTGGATTCATGTGGACAAGCATACTGTCCCCATATCGACCGTGAGTTGCCATCTGCTCTGCCGCACCTTGCATAGGTCGATTCATCATTCGTTGGTTGTTCATTAGCTAGTCTCCACGCCAAAAAGGTTAAAACTTACGTTAGCTGCACTTGCATAGACTTTCATAACATCGTTCTGCCCAAGACAAATACCGATTACCACGGTCTGAGTAGTTTCAGCCGCAAGTGATTGATTATAGAATAAAAATTGCTTATCGTCTGCGCTTGCGCCTGCAACATGTACGCTAACTCTAAACGTGATTGCACTTCCTGACCTGTTACATATAACAAGAGAGCTTACCGTTGTCTGGGTAAGGTTTGGTGCTGTGTATAAAACAGTTACCGTGGTAGCCGATACGTCTAGCTGACCAAGGATTTTGATTGCATCACTCATGAAGCACCCATTAGTAAGAACTGAAACCTACGCAAGGCTAAAGAGCCTGTCTTGTCGCTTTGCCGCTTTGCTATAGTTATCTCGTTATCTGCATTTGACAGGGCAATCTCTAGCGTTTTGCGAGTAATATTCTCGTCACGCTGACTGTATTCTACTGTTGCAATTGGCAGTGGTGTTTTTACTGTAGCCATTAGCGTCTACCATCCTGCCTGACATCTATCCTAAGCGTTCCCAGTCTCCACCCGTAACCTTCGCCTGTACTTTCAACGCGAATTACTGGATGTCTTGACCTTGCTCTTATGTGAGATTCTGTCGTGGAAGGCGTTATCGTAGTTGTTGCAAGAGTTGATGCGTCCTGCAAAGGATAATCTTTACCCTTAATAGTCATCGCAATGGATGGATCAATTCCTTTAAACGAGAAATCTGGAATAATTCCTGTCATAAACATAAAGACATTGCCTTCACCAATCTCAAGGTCACCCGACTCTACATAGGCGGTTAATGGCTGACCGTCATCATCAAAACCTTTCTCATGCTCATAAAGGTAGTTGGCGTTAGTGTCAGTAATGACAGAGGTTGCTATAGGAAAGTCTCCCAAACCAGAGTCATACCATGCGCCTCTAGTTAATGTCCCTATAGCCCACAGATTCTCTTCGTAGTTATAAGTAACGTAGTTTGTTATCTCTGTGTTGCCTGTCCCTATAGGGTAGTACCAAGTAACCTCTGAGTGCGCTGCGTTTTCCGCAGCAAACACCTTAAAGGCTTGGCCGACATTTAGGTTTGAGAAAACATAGTCTTTTACAGAGCATGGCAACGGTTGTACTGATCCGTTGTAAACAAAGAATCCGCCCTCGTCCATGAAAAACACTGAACCCCTAGCGTTAACCGCAGCATTGGGGGATATCATAGAGGTGTCGGTGCTTATTGTTGAGAAGTCAAATACAAAGGGAGGCCCGACAAACCGCATCGCGTGTAAGCTGACATCTGTAAATACTAGTATCTCTTCTCTTGCCTGAACAGCACCAATGATTATTGACCCTGAGTTTATTCTTACGCCACCTGCCGTATTTGTTGCTCTAGGTGTCCAGTCAATTGCGCTCTGTTGATCAGAAAACCTTATGAATAGTGGGTCAATGGCTGTAGAGCCTAAAGGGTTTGTTCCAAAAGCAATAACATGCTGATCAATGTCAGATACCATTACCTGAAGGGCAATCGTAGGGGCGTTAGACTGACCTGAAATGGAAGATAAGCTTACCGCTCTGTCATTCAGACCTCCTGAAGTGTCATGGTAAAAAACACCTCCACCTCTAACATTAAATACTAAGTCTTCACCAAAGTTGTCTTGGCTGAAAAGTCTTAGTTGGTTTCCTGAGCTAATTGCGCTTGCAGAACCCCATCCCCCCGTACCCCACGCTGATGCGCCAAATCCTGTACTTGAAACGTAAGCGTTAAGACCCGTGTTGATCTGATAAGCTGCAACAGTGTTGCTTCCGCTATTGCCAGAATCGCTGCCGTTAGCAGTTACTGTATTGCCTGACGTATCTTTAGCTATAAAAGTATAAACGCTTGAGCTAGATACGGAGGTTATCTCATACTCTTGATTCAATACTGCGGCTGTAATTGTTCCTCCCAGTGTCGCGGCATTTGTAAAAGTTACAAAGTCATTAACAACAGCCCCATGACCCGCTTCTGTTGCGGTAATAATAGAGGAGCCATTAGTTGCGGCAAATGCAGGATCGCCTGCTGAGGTTGTTAGCCTTATAGGTGTAACGTCATTAAAACTAATGCCTTCAGATATGTAGAACTTAAGATGCGTTCCTATGCCTATAAATTTTGTAAAACCTAAAGATGCCCATCGATGTATAGACCTGCTTACACCTAAGTAAGAGACAGTGCTAAATTTCTCCCATCCTCCTATTTTTTCAGGACGGCCTTGCCTAAATCTTATCTTGTCAGAGTCGTACCAACCCTGATCCGCAGTGTAGTCTGTACCTTCCTTATTAACTCCGGGAGAAAACTGCAATTTTGTTAACATCTTATTCTCCGTTATTAGCGACTATATCGCATATTGCGAGGGCCGAAGGGTGAACTGTTCTGACGAGCAGGAGTTATATTGGGCGATTGATTAAGCGGGATTGGCATAGTGTTGTATCCTCCCTTAGACGGCATCATTGCAGATTGAGGCTGCTGAACTGGTATAGACATTGGCTGAGGAGCCGCAGGAGCAGGCATAGGCCTAACCATTGACATAGGTGTAGGCTGAGGCTCAGGTGGTTTTGGCAGTGGCCCACCGATTGTCATGTAATCAGTACCATAACCAGAACGCATGTTAGGATCATATTGTCCTGCAACATTATACCCGCCTGTTTGTTGCTGAACTGGCATAGGCCCATAATTTCCACCTTTTGATGGATTCATAGGTGGTTGAGGCTGAGGCTGCTGTACTGGTGCAGGTGTAGGAACTCTAAAGCCACCTTGGCGATAAGGATTGCTGTAAGGCTCGCGATAAGTATTGTTGCTTGACGCAAATCCTCCTCCTTGACCCTCACCTCCAGTCGTTGGTACTCTTCCGCCTTTGCTCACTGATATTCTCCAGACCTAATCATACTGGTGACTTCTAAAGCCCTATTTCCAACTTGTTGACTCCAACGAGAGTCCATGAATTCATTTGCAGCTTCTTCGTATTGTTTCTTAGACATTGCTTTTAAAGCATTTTCAAACTTCCTAAGTACAGTTTGACCTAGATTAAAGGAAATATCTATTAAAGCATCTTGCCTTACGGAGTCCATTCTGGAGAACCACGAATATTCATCCTCAAGTTCTTTTCTTACTCTTGAGATGTCATTACTAAGAAGGTAGTTTACTTCTCGATCATCAAGCCCTAGCCCTGTCTCTGATATGTTACGCCCTACGCCAATAGTCTCGTAGCCGCCTGAACAAACATAAACTTTGCTTCTAACACCTTCATGTCTTTTCAGCATGTCAACTAGGCCCGACTCTTCGTTTAACATTCCTGTCATCCTATTTAATAACTCCAAATAATATTAACGCCAAGTATAGTGCGGTAGGCAGTAGAACTAGCCCTCCTGTACCCCAAAGCAATATAGACCAAAAAAGTGCTATGTTGGCTGCTTTTTTATGCTTGCGAGCGCGTTCTTCTTTGTCTCTAGCTCGCTTACATTCAGACTGAAATTGTAGCCAGTCTTTATACATGTCTGCCCGTCCTGCATAGATCATGTATTCTTTAAGCCATTCTTCTTGCTCTTTGATCTTTTCAAGCTCCATGAAACACTGGAGTTCTTCTTTGCCCCCACCCTTCTGAGCTTTCTTAATAATAACTGACTTGTTGTCAAAGTACTGCGTTGCTTGAGCCGACACATCGTATAGTTCTTTGCCGTTGGACAGTGCGCTTTTTATAATGTTAAAGGCAGCATTAGCCGCTGCTATCTCGGCTAACATTACTTCTCTCTCTGAACGCCTTTGGACTTCTCAAAACTCCGCATGGCCCCCATACCCAACATACCCATTAGGACTGGCGTTAGTAGCGAGCTGTCAACTTCTGGAACGGAGAACCAAATACTTAGCACCGGAGATAAAATCGTGTTGTAAAGTAACGCCAGACAACAGCACCACCCAACTGCGGGTCGCCATCCCGAAACAAACAGGGATGGATTTGCAGCTTCGATCTTAGCGATCTCTAATTGAGCCAAGGCGTTTTCACTAGCGGCCTTATCTGCCATTGTAGAAATCTCGTGCGCTAGAGCATTCTTCTGATCTTTATCTTCAATAAACTTATCTAAAAGCCCTGTAACTGGGCCTATAAGACTGGATAGGATAGCCATCTATAACCTCTCGACAATAAACAACCCAATAATTAAAGGGTAGATGCCCCATAGCATAAGCTCAGACCTTTTAAACCTGTCGCTACCCGCATCTAATCGTTTTTCTATATTTGCATACCGCACAGTGCATTCTCTCTCATGGGCTTCAAGTTTTAGTAACGCTTCTTTGACGGTTGCCATTTTGGAGCCTTTTAATCGTGTATTCTTTAAGGCTCAGTAGGCCAAGTAATGTCGGTAGGAAAATTTGTTTGGCCTGAAATGTCTCGCAGTGCTGTGCGGTATGTAGCCCAAGAAGTTTTTACTGCGGTCGTTAATGCAGTGTCCGAAATTTGTGTCCAGTCGCTGTTCGCAAGCTTCATATCACGTTCGGCTCTTGCCGATTCCGCTGCTAAAGCTATTTCGTCTGCTGTCATGTTTCTTACAACCCAACCAAGAGTCCACACCGAATTAACCAACCTCGGCAAATCAGCACAGTCAGCAGTTTTGTTATGAGCCATTGTTGGACGGCCCTCTATAGCAACACGGTAAATGCCGTAGTCCTGCTCAAACCTTTCATCCGATAACAAAACAGGAAAGGAAGTGTTAGGATTGTCTTGCTTTAATTTTCTAAACGAATATGGATAAACATCTATCGCACCGTTTGTTATTTTTACTCTCATGTTTTAAGTCCTTAAGAAAGTTCTATTTTATGCCCGTTTCCATCCGCGCTAGGCGTTGTAAATGAGACAACATAGTCTAGCGAAGTGGGGTCTGAGTAATCAATTACTTTGATTTTTCTGCTTTGATTTGGGCCTGTTAAAAATAATAGCTGTCTTACAGGATCACAGCGTATCGTTTTTGACTGGTTATTACCCCCTACAAAATCAGCGTGTAAAAGCGTATCCTTTAAAACTAAGTTGGTGGGATCAGTAAAATCTATAGCAGATACATATCCGAACCGACTGTATGTAAAAAACAATCTATTTGTAAGGTCGATGTCACAGGTAACGGGTGACGCAATATTAGTAGTATCTCGTATGCTATCTGCCAACACTATACCCGCATTGCTAGCAGTGTTAGCAGAAACATCTACTGCCCACATAGAATCATTAGCATAGTCTAGACCGTAAATAATTTTAGTTACTGGATCAAATCTAGTATGGTCTGAAAAACCCGTTCCCGAACTAATGTAAGGGTCTGTATTAGCAATACTAATCGTATTGCCAATGCCGTAGGGGTAACTATTCCCAAAAACTGGCTCCTCTCGATGCACATTATTACCAGATGCATAAAATGTACTTGCATCTTCAAAGTCAGCCGACAAAGAAGTTACTTTATTAGCAGACCCTAGTGGGTTTAAATGAGTATCAGTAAACGTAAGGTCTGTTGGATCAGAATAATTGTATCTTGAAAATCGGTTCATTTCTTTCATGGCTAAATAAGCGTTTGAATTTCCAACGTCCAAAATCATTGAACTTGCGTTTGCTAGTTTATTATCTTGGCTTGTCAGAGAGTCTGTAACACTAAGGTCTGTTGGATCACTAATGTCTACAAGCCACAGTCCTATATTAACAGCAACAATACAATAAGGTATTAGTTCGGCTGTCCTATCTATTGCTGTAGGGCCGGGACTATACCAAGCAGCATTGCCATTTAAACTCCCGGGATTAAATGAGTCTATTACAGAAATGTTATTAATGTCTTCTATATTCAATGATAAGGCTGTAGTACCAAACTGAAAAAGACGAGTAAAAGGTTCGCTTCCTTTTGATTGGCAAGCCATAATAAGCTTATCCGCTACACTACTCATTATGCCATCGCCTGTCCGACCGTAAAGCCGTAGTAAATTGTGCCACCGTCAATAGTGTAAAAACTAAATATATCCACTGCGTTATCTGCTGTAGAAATAGTTGGTGCTGTTCCCCCTGCCCAATCTACAGTGTTGGGCCAAGTAATTGTACGGGCAGTAGAACCTTGAATAATCTTTAAAGTAAACGCAGAAGCGTTTCCAGTTGATGAGGGATTACTAAACGTGTAGGTGGTGTTTCCTGTTAAGTCGTGAACAAAATTAGTAGCCGCAGAAATATCAATAGTTGTTGATGTATTGGCAAGTGTTATGGCATCTTCTGTAATACCTGCTTGGAAGACAGCAACACCCGCTATATCAATAGCTCCAGAGATGTCTAAACTGGCCGCAATAATCTCACCGCTTGCGTTAATTGCACCATTGATGTCAATTGTAGTAGCAGCTATCTGAATCTCTGTATCTGCAACAAGGTCAAGCTGTCCATCAGCACTTGAGCTAATGTGGATTGCAGCATCGCGGAATTGAATTTTCTTGTTAGTACCCATAGTAGAGTCAGCATTACTAGCATACCCACCATTAAAAACTGTAGCTGCTGTTGTAGTAAGAACGCCTGTAACAAGGGCAGTAGTTGCCATGTTTACAGCACCATCTATATCTACTACATCTAGGTTAGAAGTTCCATTTACATCTATATCGCCATTTACATCTATATCGCCTTCAATATCTAAAGCAGTACCAATTAGTGTTTGAGTAAGTGTTATTTGTCCATTTGCAGCAATAGTCATAGCGTCTACGTCTGAAGCAGAACCTATTGTTTTGCCGTTACCAATAATAAGATCATCAGTTAATGTGACTATACCTGTTACGCCTAAAGTTCCGCCAACTGTGGCTAGTCCACCTATAGCAACATCATCTGTTACTGTTAAATCATCTTGTACTTTAAGATCTACTACGTTAAGACTAGCAAAAGCGTCAACTACTGCTGCACCACTTCCTGCTCCGTCTAAATAAACTGCTTTTGTATC